CTAGTCGTGACCGGCGCGTCGTTGTTGTAATAAGTTGGTGATGCAGGCGACATGGATGCAACCGGAGCATTTAGCGAAGTCGTACCGATTTGATCGGTCGAAGTCACGGCAGGCCCATCATACGTCACACGTTGCCCGTTCATAATGCGAGGGCGTTCGGATGCAGGAACCATGGCCGGGGCAGGTTCATCGCCGCCAAACATACCGGCGACTTTATCGGCACCTGTTGAGAAGATTTTTCCGAAGCTAGGCAGGCCCGAGGAAACCGTAGGAATTCGCGGCATTCCCGGCAGACGCATCAGTTCACAAAGGCCCGGAGTTTTGTTCAGAACTTCGTTTACTTTTCCGTCTACTTTACGCAACCCGCCGTAGGCACCCGGCGCCATCGTACCGAAAGAACCCATGCCATAAACGCCACCGATTTTTGTAGCTGCGCCAGTAATTGCACGCCCGGTTTGCGTTTGCGACCATGGCCGTGCACGCTGCCCGTACTGCCCACTTGTACCAGAACCGTTTGCAGAAACACCCGGATTTTGTCCGTTGCGTTGCGACCATGTACCAGTCTGCCCAGTTACAGGCGTTGTGGTTACGCCACCGTATGGATTATTTCGCAATTCATCACGGTCACGTTGGCGGTCGGCTTCAGTGCGCGGATTTGCTACAGAGTCAGGAACACCACGCGGATCGCCGCCAGCTTTTTTCAGGTATTGCTCATAAAGCGCCTGCTGTTCTGGCGTGCGCGTGTTTGCATCACCGTTCATTACGTCAACGGTTGGTGGCATCACTTCTTTGTTGATTATTTTGGTGTCATTTTCACCAATATCGTCAACCGGTTCGCCTACCTCTTCCTCTTCTTCCTCTTCCTCAACACCTTTGGCTGCTTTTGCGCCATTTGTCTCAGCCGTTTTCGAGGTGCCACCGGTTTCAGAATCGGTAGGAGGTTTACCTTTTTCATTCAGCTTTTGCGACCACGTTTTTTCAAGGCCTTTGGTGTTTTCTTCGGCCTTGTTCATCGTGGCTTCAGCAGCCTTATCCATTTCCTGCGAGGCAGCACTTTGCATCAGTTGCGGGCTTGCATTTGCAGCCGCGACCGCAGGCGTAGCAGAACCGCCTTTGCCTGCCCCGATCATTTCAACGTGCCAAGGCTCGTTGGAAAGTGGGCGATGGAAACCGTATTTTTTGAACAGGCCGCAACCTTCCATGGCGCTGGCGCTGTTACGGTCAATGTCGATTGCAAAACCAGATTCGTGGCGGCTGGTGCCCGGTCGTGCAACACGTTTGGTATTGCGACCGTATTTAATCCACAACGCTTCCTGTTCGGCACGGGTACGGAAAGCAGAAGCAACGTTACAAACTGTGCCCTGATTATTTTGCACCCAGTCGCCAACCATGGTGTAAAAAGCCTGTTTAAACTTGTCGTTCAAACCTGCCATATTCACCGAGTTATCATTGGGCCGCGTGTGCTTCACGCCCAACGAATAAAGCGCACCGCCCGCAGGCGCCAGCATTGCAGCCGCTGTACCGCCCCCGGCTTCGTCACCTGCACCTGTTGCACCACCGCCCCCACCTTGCGGCATGGCCATAACGCCAACAGTGCCGTTGGATGCTGCACCGGTCCCAACTTGACCTGCACCACCAGCCGGTTTTCCACCAAACTGGCCAATCATTTTTTGCGAATATTGCGAACCGATTCCAGAGCCTACCTGCGCAGCAGAACCGGGGCCTTGGCGCTCTTCGTTGAGCATTGCCAACAGTGCAACTTTTTCTTCGCCCGCACGTTTGTAAATGCTGTTCTTGGTATCGTCGCTGGAATTGCGGAAACGTTCCTCAACCGTAGACGCACGGGTTTCCTGAATGCGCGTAATAAATTCCGCATCATCCATTTTGGAAATATCACGGTTGCCGAATGCGTCACCCATCACACCCTTGGCTTTGCCGGGGCCGTATTGGGTAGCTACCGAGAAAAACGCTTCCTGCACAGCACGCGAACGCTTGTTGATATCGACGCCGTATTGTTTTTCGAACCACTTAACAACCGGGTCATAGTTTTCGCGTTTGATGAAAGCGGTTTGGGCCTGTTCCATGCCCTTGCCATCGCGACTAACAATGTCTTTATATTTCTTGGTGAACTCTTCCGAACCCGGCGTCAATCCACGGAGTTCTCCGTAGTATTTTGCACCTTCTGCCGAGCGCAGGAAGTTGGTCATGCCACCTTTGTTCGAATTCAGCTGGTGTGCACCGTAGGACACGCCGCCCGGATCACCTTTGCCACTGGATACGGTGCCAACCCCACGACCGCCCGATTCGAATTTTTTGGAAATTGCACCGAAATCTTTGTGAATTGCCTCCTGCCCAAGCGCCACGTTTGTGTTCTTGGACTTCGAAGTCATTTGATCGAGAACGGTGTTATTCGGATCGCCCGGCTTGTGATCGTCTAACCAATCTTTGGTGTTTTGCCAGCCACGGGAAAACATGTTCGAATCAGATTTCTCGAACACGTATTTTTCACGCACAGCGTCGATTGCCTGCTTACCGAACAGGCCAACACCCAGCGTTAACAGGGGCAGCAGTGCACCGCCCGCCATACGCCCCAAACCACCGCCGAGACGACCGCCCAAACCTTCCAGTGCACCGCCGCCAGTACCGGCACCAACGCGCTGAATGCGTGGCAATTTACGCGGGGTATTTCGTTTAAAACGTCCGCGTTTATCACGTTCCTGTTTGCGTGCACGTTCGCGCTGGGCTTCGCGGCGACGTTCGCGCATTTCATCCATAACCGAGCGTTGACGTTCCTGCGCCGCGACCTGTTTGTCGTTGACGCGGGTGAATTCGCCTTCGTAGGTGTTGCCTTTGGATTCCTGAATTTTTGGCTCAGGTTTGGTCATTTGTTTCTGGATGTAGGCGGCCAGACGATTCATCACGTCCGACATTTCCTGCGTAGCCTGCAATTGATCCTGCATCAGGCCAGATTGTTGTTGCAGCAAATTCGATTGTTTCTGTGCCGCAACTACCTGCGTGCGGATAATCTGCGTTTGGCCCTCAATGGCCTCGGCATTCGAATCGTCACCGCGCTGGCCTTTCGCCTGCTGGGTTTTGACCGACACATCTTTTTCGTGCTGATTTTTCGGGCCAGATTTTGCGTACTGATGCTTTTTCTGGCCAGTCAGTTTTACATCGTCGTCACGTTGCATGTGGGCGTGCTGCATGAGGCGTGGCGCAGTCTCATTACGGGACCGGCGTTGCGGTTCATGCTTGGCTTCTGCGCCATGCTTATCGACAATTTCGTTAAGTGCCTCAAGAGACGCCATATTTAATATTTCCTTCTGGTGCCCATCACCTTCTGCCCGTTAGCTTTCGCTTTTTGTTCCTGTTCGCGCCGGTCGGCAGCAAGCACCGAATGGCTGTACATGAACCACTGCACAGGCATATCAAGATCAACCATCACACCGAATTGCGACATGAGATTGTAGGCCATGTTGTAAATGTCTTTATCGGAATTATCCGCAAAGAAACTCAGCATGGACGGGCTGGATTCGTGGAACATCACGTGGTTGCACTGGCCACAACGCAGCCGCACTTTTTCACCCACGCCGTGGTAATACCGGTTCTTGATCTTTTCGATTTCTTGGAAAAGTTTCATATCAGGCTGGGCCATCAGATAGCGCAGTTTAGATTTGAAATCCTTACCCGGTTTTACCCAGCGTGCAATGTCACCGACGTATTTGAAACGCGGGAAGTCGTCCACGTACTCGTAATAGTCGGTCAGGGTGCCGACTCTCGGTAACGAAATTTGCGGATGGATCAGCCGGTTATCGTCGTCAGGCAGCGTGTGCATCATGGTTTGCGTATGCGGCACGATTTCCGATTGTTCGTGGCCACACGGTTGCAGCGTGTAGCCCAAGCGTTTTGCATCTTTTGCACTCAACCCGAAACCGATGTTGTTTTTGCTGTTCACGTAAACCATGTTGGAACACGTGTACTGCGCACGCACCGGAAATTCGGGGAAAGAACTTCTGCGCAGACGGGCCATCAAATACATGAAATCGCCGTCAGTCAGTTGATCAATATCTTCATTGCAGCACATCTGCACAGCGCGGATGATGTGCTGGTGCGGGCGGGTCTTCGCCGTCATACCGGTATGCAACAGCGGCAATTCACGCAGAGTAAATGGCCGCAGGTACAACCGGTTAAACGAATAGAAATCGTCCTTAGCGGGATTGCCCGTAAGCAAATCCCCGACCTCTACAAACGAAGCGTCAAGATCCGTTTTCATCAGACAAAGAACGAATGCGCGTCAATGGAAACATCGAACGGATACGAGGTGCCGCACTTCTCGCATTTCTTGTGGATGCGTTGCAGGATGCCGTGGTTGTATTTGTGGGAAGCGCGGGCCGCTTTATCGTACAATTCCATGTCGATTTTTTCGATGTTGGCCCAGCGTTCGTGCATGGTGCGACCTTCCTTGATGAAACGCAGTGGCCCCAGCACTTTTTGGGTACGCACATCGGTCCCCAAATCTTTGGACGCCACCATGTCACGGACACGCGGATAATCCAGACGATCATCGCCCAAAGGTTCCGGGTCCATTTGCATCATTTTGAAATCTCCCCACTGCGCGAATTGCTCGTTGTAGTGCTCGCAATCCTGTTCAATGAAAACGATTTCGAACGGGTTTTCCATGTGTTCCTGTGCTTCGGTATCCTTAGCCAGTTCCCACTGTTCGTGCATCAGGTCAATATCTGCAATCGTGTAGATTTTTCCCGATTCGTCACCTTCACGGGTGAAGACAACGCCGTCACATTCCCAGTTGGCAAAGATCGGCAGGTCACGCGAGTGGAAGCGCAGCCAAGTCAGAATGTGATAAAAATCACCTTCAGTCAGCTGGTTAACGTCGAAATCGATGACCATCCCCACCGCCTCGATCAGCGGCGCATCGTTCTTGGTCAAAATGGCCTCGGACAGATACGGCAGATGCATAGGCCGGAAAGGCTGTGCAGTGATAGATTTAACCGCGTATGGAATCAAGCGCGATGGCAGATTAGTTTCATCGAATTTCATAACGTCCCCTTAGCTGTAAGCAATATCGTCAATCGCAAAGTTTTGCTGGACCTTGATCGGTTGGCCACCTGCGTTTTGCAGTTCAATGGCGCTGGTCGTCGTGGGCCATACGTTGATCAGTTCAACAGTGACGATTGGCGTGTCAGTCGTGCGCCCATCGGTCAGTGCGAACTTCATATTTCGTTTGTAATTGCCGGGCAGGAAATAAGTGCCTGTCTCCGGGTCCATAATCTTGTTTTGCCAATCGATTAGCCAGTTGCGCGTTCGCATCGCCACGTCTTCATAAAACGTGATATCGAACGCAGACAATTCACGGAAGCCCGGAAACTGTCGAAATTTTGCACCCATGAAAACTGGTTTCATGTTGATGGATGGCATCGGCAAACTTACCGTCTCGACATACGACGGATCGAGGTCGAAAGGTAGTTCAAGGCAATACCAATAGAAATCGAGCATCGGGCTTCTGTCGCCCGAACGCTTTTCGTAAAATTCATCGAGCGTCAGAATAGGCATTATGCCTCCACACAAGCGAAAAAAGCCCAATGCAAAAACTTGCACCGGGCTTCTTTTTCATCAGAGGGTACGTTCGACGTAACCGTAAGCGAAAGTCGCGTCTTGACGCAGCGCTTGGCCACCGCCACCCTCGAACTGGTATTCGGAGATTTCGGTAGGGAACATCCGGTGAATGTTCCACTTCGCAGCATCCGCACCAGTTTGGTCGAATACGGTCAATTCCGCAGTGCGCATGTAATCCGCAGCGAAACCACCGGTTTGCGTTTGCGTTGCACGACCTACAGCCGCCCAATCTTTCAGCGCCTGATAGGTGCGTGCGTCGTAAACTTCGTGCAGCGCCACGTTCATGCTGTGGCTGAAAGTTTTACGAGCCGCGTAAATCAGTTTGTGGCCGAACAATTCGACCTCAACTGTTTGCAGACTGGCGCCGGGGAGCGAAGCACCCAAGCACTGAATCCGCAGTTGACGCCCATCGCCGCCGCCCGGAATGTCAGTGAACAAAAGTTCAAAGTTGTCATTCAGCATCGGGTCGAGCAGGCTATAGGTTTCTTCCAACGTTACTTTAGGCATAAATCACCTGATTTCCTTGTTGGGGTTAAGCCGCGAGAGATTCGACGGCGGTGCTCAATTGACCTGTAGCCGCAACAGTGGTCGTGAACTTGATCCGCTTGGCATAACGCGTCGGCTGGATAATGTAGACCAATGCAACGTCTCCGTTTGCAATCTGCGCCGGAGGGTTGGTATTTTTGTCGCAGTAGACTTTCGCGTAATACAAACCGCGTTTGCCTTTGATCGGGTTAACGATCCGCTCAACAATACCGCGCAGCTGCGCCCACAAGAATTCGTCGTTAGGATCGAACAGGCCGACCAGAACGTCATATTTTGCGGTGGTTTCGATCAAGTTGATCAGACGGCGCACGTTGATATCCTGCAACGCCGATTTGGTCGATTGCAAGGTCTGTGCACCCCACACGCAATAACCGTAACCGGCTTGCTTGTGGATCATGTTGATCTGGTTTTGATCCAGAATATTTCGTTCCGGCAACGAATATTTGTGACGCACACCGTTGATTTCGGTAATGACGCCACGGATCACACCAGCCGGTGCCCAAAACACATCGCGCATTTGGTCACTCTGTGCGAACACAGCGGCCACTGCGCCAGATGGCGGCACGTAGACTTCTTGGTTGTCGTCGGTAACTTCCAGAATATCCGAGCAATAAATCGCTGCGAAACTGGTGTTGGTGTTCAGCACGTTACGACGGTGATTTACCGCACGGGTAACGGTTTGCTGATCCGACGGAATGTCGAGGATTGCGAAGCAGTCACGGCGGGCCTCGGCCAGCGCGATCATGGCTTGCTGCACCCCAGCATCGGAATAACCCGCGTTGATCAGAATACGAATTTCGTAATCGTCTTCGTTCGCGAATTCGTCCCAACCGCTGATGATATCGCCGTTGGTTGCGGCGCGGCCATTGTCACCGTAAGACAAATCAACCTGCACAATGGCGTTGATCAGTCGTTTGGCACCTTTAGACGCCACGTATTCCGGGTGGTTTTCGTTGACCATGAAACGCACACGCGATTCCATGTTTTCCAACTGGTACGCGATGGACAGTTGGCGGTTTTGACCGTCTACTTTTTCGCGCAAAGTGCCACGGTAAGTTTCTACCGGAACGCTCATGTTGGTTTCGAAAACTTGGAGAACGAAAATCTCGTTTTCCACGTCGTTCGGATCGGGGTACATCAGCACGCGCAGCTGGTTGTTCCAGTCGCCGGGGTTCGATCCGTAGATAAACCCGATTTCGTCTGGCAGTTGGTTATGCTCGGTTGCCGGGTCCAAATAGCCTTGAGTTGCAGCTTTCGGAACCGAGAAACCGTTTTCAGTTTTGACCGCCGCGTTACCGTAATTCGCTCCGGTATCAACGCGAAGGGTCCACAAACGTTGTGCTTTTTTCAGGAAGCGTTCAGCCGCAAAGTGGCCGAAGGTAAGCGATGCATCCCGCAGGCCATAATTGGCCCGGAATTCCGCAACGCTGGTGCTCAGTACAGGAACACCAACGCGACCGCGATTCGATTCACTTACCATTGCCCCTGTGGTTGGGTAAGTCGAGGAAGCCGATTGCGAATTATCGACTTCGCCGCCATACACACCCGCCGACGTGTTACTGCCGTTTTGAAGGGTCATTGGACAATCTCCAGTAATCTCCCAAAAGGTTTCGGGATTACTATTAAATTACGCTTTTATCAAAGTAATGCGAGTCACTTTATCGGCCATCAGTTTAATGGTCCCGGCAAAGGAACCATTCAGCATGAATTGACCGTTAACCCGGAAGCGTACAGGTGCGCTCTGTAGCTCTTCGTCCGGTGTTGGAACAATTACCGGAATTTCTGGTGCAGGAGGTGCCACCAATTCCAGCTGTTTCGTTACGGTCTGCCCACCTGCCGTGTATTCAACGGTCACAGGCTGGCCGGGCAGTCCGTATTGATAGAACGATTCAAATTGCGCAGTGTATTTGCCCGAATATGCGAAGGTCGCAGTCAACGGGAAATACAGCACGGCGCCGCTCACCTGATTGCGCAGAGTAAGACGCGGATTATCCGACATGTTTGGATCAGTAACCGTGACCGTAAACGGTTCAACGATATTGACCTGCGTTTGCACATCGAGCGCAGGCACCACGTTGGAACGAACCGTGATTTCGTGCACGATACTTTGCGGGTCGCCGTGGATATCTTTGCCAACCGTTACCAGCTGGAAAACATCACCATCGTCAGCAGCAAACGACGTTGGCGAATCCACATAACCAACTTCGATTGGCACCATTTGCGCATGGGTAACTTGCAGCGTGGAACCCGAACGCAGGTTGGTGATTTGCGTGTGCGGCGTGGATGGATTTTTCACCCGGAAATTGATGAATTTCCCGAACGGTACAGAAGCGGGTGCTTCAAACGAAGTGGGAACGAAATCGAGGGTAACAACCTGTTCTGCCGTCACGACCTGCGAGTGTCCCGAAGCGCCATAAGCCTCTTCGTATTTGAAACTCAAAATGTCGTTTTCTTGGCAGTACATCACCTGATCGAAATCTTCACCTTGGGCCACGTTGTTTTGCGTCACAAGGAAACCCGAATAGAGTCCTTGCGTAACGCGCTGCAACACCACCTCTTCAGTTTCCCCGGTGCGCATGTTCATTGCTTGAATGGTCAGCGGTGCCGAAGTGAAAATATCAAGGTCTTTCACCGTCACGGAAACGAAGCGACCGGCGTCTGCTTTGCCAATCTCGATTTCCGCGTCGTGGAAGATTTGTTCGGTGCGCACTTCCGGTTCTGGAATCGAACCAAAACTCACCAATTCCATTTCGATTTCGTGCGGACACTGGATCGAAACGATGTTGTGCACGTCTTTGATTGTGTACGGATTATCCGGTCCAATCGTGATATCTTTTTGCTCCAGCGTACTCTCCGTTACCTTGGTGGCCACGCTGAAACTGTTGACGCCGGTTTTCCGGGTATTGTCCACCAGAAATTGCCGCACTTCGGTAACGATGGTGCGTTGTGGTGGCCGGTAAACATTGAAAGGTTTCATACATCATCCGCCGTTTTGAGTGTTGTGGTTTCTTCGTCCACGACTTCACCGTCTGGATTGACGACAACGGCATGGAATTCCACGGCCCCAGCGTTGTTAACTTTCGAGATTTTCTTCTCGACGCCGGTCCACGTACTGCTGGTGCAAGAAATCACAAGGTCGAACGCTTCAGGATCGGCCTCATTATCTTTATCTGCACGCGGTATTGGGATTTCTGTCATGTCGGCCTTGATTTCAAGGAACGAACTTGCGTTGCCGGTTGTGATGCGCACGTTTAGCACCTTGGAATCGAAGAGGATCAGGGCCTCTCCAATAAACCGGATCGCATCGAAATAATCGTTGGTCACGTAATGAAATTCGTATTTCAACGTGATCGGGAAATAGTGCAGCCGCGTTAGCGTACTGTTGGAACCATCGAGCACGTGACCAATGCCACGCCGTTTCAGCGTAGGGCCTAGCAGGTGCGCTTCAGCCTTTGCGATACTGGTCATGGAAACGTAAGCATAGGGATAGCTCGGCTCCATTTGGGCACGTAGCATTTGCTTTACGTCGTTGTTGTGCACGAATGGCAAATCTTTCAGCTTAAAAAAGCGTTTCAAGCTGGCGCGGATTGCAGCAAACGCAGTGAACAAATGCGTCTGCTTGAAACTGGTGTTGCCGATCAGGTCGCGCTTCAGCATCGCTTCACGGATCTTTTCCCGTTGCTGCGTATCAGTCATGTTTTTCGTCTCCAGAAAACAAAAAAGGCCGTCGTGATTTCTCACAGCGGCCTTTTCGTTACAGCTTGATCCTGATACGGCCCGGAATTAGCGGTTCACTCGCCCCGGCAGGTTCACGGGAAACCAAAGATTCTTCATCAAGGGGTTCCAGATCAACCGAAGCAAAAGCCGATAGTTGTGGATCGACGATAATTGTTTCACCGTCTTCCAGATACTGCTTTTGTGCGTATACAGCGGAAGCCAAACCAACAATTTGTTGGAGGGCCACGCTATCAGTTCCATGCAATGAAGGATTCATGGAATTTTCCGAATTTGGAGCAGTACCAAACTTGGTGGTCGTTGGGGAAGTTGTTTCAACGTAACTGGTAAAACTATCCAGTCCGTCTACTTGCCCCTCGGTGCTACCTTCGGCGGTTCCCGCCTGACAACCATCAGCGCTCAGGATACCCGGAGCGCATGACAGAGTTGGCATCAGCGAACTGTTCAGAACCGAAGAAAACTCAGGGCATGCGCAGGCCTGTTTAAGCACCTGCACCGCCAATTCGTCTCTTCCGTTTTTGCAACAAATTGCCGCAAGTGAAAGCAGAGCCTGAATGTCCATCATTAAATCTCCAAAAGTTTCTAACACTAACCGGATTAAAAGGGGCGCTCCTTTCAACCCGGAAAGTGCGGAGATTTATTAGCGAACCAGACGCTTACCTTTCACCACGGAGCGGTTGTTGGCCAGAACGAACGAGAACGCTTCGGACAGCATCCAGCCTTTGGCGGTCGAACCTTCGTGCGCGTAGTCAACCGGGCGGGATTGGATACCACCGCGAGTCGAGTAGGCAGCGTGGTGCTCAGGGCTGGCAACAACGTAAATTTCGCCGCGTTCCAGAACTTTCTGGTTCGGTGCACGGAAACCGTCGGTCAGCAGTTGCAGGCCGACCAGCGTACCGAGTTGACCATTCAGGGCCAGATCGTATTTGGTGATCGGGTCCAGCATGGTGGCGAAATCGTTGGAACCGATGATATCGGCCCAGTAATCGTTGCTGATGATCGCGGTGGTGGCTGGCAGGTTCCAGTCGGTAACAGCGGTGCGCAGACGACCGAGGTTTTTGGTGGTCAGTTCGCCAGCGATGTATTCCAGTGGGTTCATCATGCCCACGGTGGCATCGGCAGCTTTTTTCCACAGGCGGTCTTCTTGAACCATGATGGATTGCAGCGCGTCGTTATACGCGTGCTCCAGCAGGTCGCCGGAAACCTGTTCCATGTCGAGTGCGTTCACGCGAACGTTCGCGATGATTTCGAACTCAGCTGGCAGGAATTGGCGAGCGCGAATGTTCTGGTAGCCCACGCCAGCAGGACCGGTGGCAACTACTGCCATCGAATCGTGCGGAGGCATTGGAACGCGCTGCACTTCGCCTTGACGCAGGGTGTTACCTTGCGAAAGTTTGCGCAGGAAACCATCACGCTCGCTTTGCTCGTAAACCTGTTGGGCAATGTTGGCGCCCAGTGCTTTCCAGTTGTCATCGGAAGCCATGGCTTCGCGCATGATTTCGCGGCGATCATCGCTGGACGAAGCGATAGCCATCTGGCTTTGTTCTGGAACGATCAGGCCATTGCCCACTGCTTCCATCAGACGGCCAATTTGCATGGCGAGGTCTTTGGTGGACGAAGCGTTAAATTCGCCGGTCGAACGGGACAGGGCCAGTTCACCACCTTTCGAATAGCGCAGTTCTTCCAGCGGGCTACCGTCTTTCAGAACCATGCGTGCGCCGGTCAGTTTGTTCAACATGTGTATTTCTCCAGAAATTTAAACGAAAGCGCCGGATTAGGCGTTGGTGATTTTGACGACCAGCGGACCGTAAGACGCGGCGTCTTCGACCGGAGTTTGCAGCACGATAACGGTTTGCACGGTTTCACCGTTGCCGGTGGTGGTGAACTTGCCGTCAACGCCCAGTTTTGGCTTGATCACGTTGGACCAGTCAGCAGCGGCGTCGTAGAAAGTGGTGGCCACGGATTCGGCGCGGGTCAGAACGGCGATGCGCTCCAGTTCCGAGGAAGACAGGCCGCCGATTGGCGCGTCACCACGGATGGTTTTGGCTTCGGAAACCAGCGGTTCGTACATGAATTGCACGAACAATTCTTTGCCCTGATCACCAGCAACGGCAGGGGTGCCGCCGTTTTCCGGGGTGCCGGTGAAGAAGTACAGTTTCGAACCGACGCTCTGCACTTTGCCTTCGACTGGGGCGCTGGCGGAAACTTCGAGAACGTCGCCGTCAACTTTCACCAGAATTTGGCCGTTCAGTGGAACGCGGGCCAGATCAACCACGCCGCTTTCTGGAACAACCACGCCGGAAACGATTTTCGGCAGGAAGGAAGGCGGGGTGTTACGGTTGACCGAAATACCGGCGAAGATTTCGCCAGCAACGCCCTGCGATGGACGAACGTAGGTGCGACCGGCAACTTTCGAGTAGACCAGTGCTTGGCCGTCTTCGCGCAGATCCAGACCCGGTTCAACATCGCGGAATTCGGTGTTGAAAGTGCGAGTGTATTTATCAACGATCATTTGGAATTTCTCCGATTAGCGGAACAGTTTCAAGCCTTGCAGCTTGCTTTGGAAGTTGGAAGGTTGCGACTGCTGCGCCGAAGCGGTTGCGAGTTCGCTTTCCTGTTTTTGCACTTGTGCAGGAGTTTGCACCGGACGGCCCATCGACATTGCCGAAGACGCGGTAGCAACCACATTTTTCGGTTCGATTTGGGTTACAGCGACCGCCATCTGATTCTGAATTACTTCGTCGTATTTCAGGATCTCACCAGCTTTAGCCAGAATGGCAGCGTGGTATTCCGGCGAGTTTTCGATGAATGCGCGTTGCAGCATTTCTTCCGCGCCCTGAATGCCGATGGATTCCAGCGAACTGGCCAAAGCGGTCATGATCGGGTTTTGCGTATCGCGGAAATAACCGGTATTGATACCGTGCGCGGCGGTGGCCAGTGCGCGGTTCATACGGTCGCCCAGCGTTTGCTGGTCACGGGCGCTGGCTTCGGCCAGTTGGGTGCCTTGATCGGCTACTTGAGTAGCGATTTGTTCGGCCACAACTTGATCGATTTGCAGAACCGGTTTGATTTCTTCGAAACGCAGTTGAGTCAGCGCGGCTTGCACACCTTGTTCCGAGGCAACGGCAGTGAAAGCACGGCCAAACGACGGATCAGCGAAAGTGGCAGGGTTTTCCGAAGCCGATGCAACAGCTTTTGCGAAAGGAATGCCGTTGTGGAATGCCATCCAAGTAGGTTCGCCTTGAACGTTACCTACATAATTAACATCAACAGATTTTCCTTTCATGTCGTTGGCTGCGATGGAAACGAAAGAGGCTTGGATTTCCACCGGGGCCGCTTCGGTTTGCTGTGCAGTTTGTTCGACATTTGCAGTTTCCACGTTGGTGGTTTCTGCGGCGCCGGTTTGTTCAGCGTTGGCAACGGCAGTTTCCTGTACGTTGGCAGCTGTTTGTTCGGCGTTTTCGGTTTGTTCTTGAGTTTCTTGCTCGGTCGCGCTGGCGGTAGCCATTTCTGGTTTTACCTTTTTACGAACGCCACCTTTTTTCGCTGGTTTGTCAGCGGCGGCGAGGCCCAAAGACAGGTCATCGTCGTCCTCTTCTTCGAGGTCGTCGTCTTCCTCTTCTTCCTCTTCGTCGTCTTCCTCTTCGTCGTCTTCAGATTCTTCATCTTCGTCGTCGAATTCTTCGTCGTCTTCTTCCTCTTCTTCATCATCGGAGGCAGTAGCGGCGAAATCAGCAGAAGCAACAGCTTTTTGTTCATCGCTGAACTCTTCTTCAGGATCTACAAGACCCATCGAAGTTACAGGGCAGAAAATTGCCTTGTCGCTGTTGGAGACGATGTGCATTTCCGGGCCGTCATCGCTGGCAGTTACCAGATAATGCACTTTCAGTTTGCCGTTTTCGGCGCTGGAAGCTACGGCCAGTTGTGGCACATAGTTTTCAACGGCTTCAGCAGCGGTTGCACGGAAAATGTCGAAGTTCACAGGCTGGTTCGAAACCACCGTGTGATCAACGCATTGTGCGGCGAAAGTCTCGCAGTTACCGCTGGCCAGTGCGCGGAAAGCTTCGATAGCTTCAGCACGCGTGGCAGCAACAGCAACCAGCATTTCTTTCGGTTGTGGTTTGTTTTTCAAGTCGGCGTCTTCCATTTTGGGGAGGTCGGAAGCGCAAGCCGGGCATTTATCCAACAGTTCAATACTGTCTGCGATAACGTGAGCGCCGCAACCCGAGGAACAAGCCTGATAGAATGCGTCCATATCGCCATCGGCGGATGCGGTCGCTACCATTTCGTGCTTTTCGTCTTCCGGCACGGCCACCATTTCTTCCCCGTCAACGGGGTTCAATAGTTGCATATCGGTGTTGGCGGTAGCGATGGCAAATTCACCATCCTTGCTTTCCAAAACACGATATTCGCCGGAAGCAACGGCACTGAATTGCTCTACTGCTTGCTCTTGGTTGTCAGCCATAACGACGATGCCGCGCAGGCGCGAATTTCGTTTCGACATGGTTCACTCCATTAAGAGTTCGTGGGCTTTCACCTCACATTAAAAAATTACAAAGTTCAGAATTACAGCAATTTCAGCAGCAGCCCACGGACCTTCCGGCAAATGGCCTGCACCGAATGGTGTGCCGTATAACCTTCATAATTCGTGAGTTCGCCATTAATATTCGTTTCACCCTCATACCACCAATTCGTTTCTTCGCGGGTAAACCGAATAAATCCCGAACCCATATCAGAAACAAAATCGACGCGAGCGCTGTGATGCGGTTTGCCGTCCCCTTCTACGTCGTATTCAACCTTGCATTTGATCAGACCCTTTCGGATTTCTTGGATGCTGAACAAATGGTGCTTGAGCGACAATGGATCAAAGGTTTTAGGCAGATGCATTTCAGTTAATGGCGAGGCTGCTAAAGCAATCATCATTTCCATAGCAGTCTCCTTGGAGCTACAGGTTTAAATTAGGGCAAACAGAAATTTTGGGCAAAAAAAAGCCCACTCAGGCGGGGGAACCTGAATGGGCTTAAATGCTGTGACATAAAGAGATAAAGCTAGCCTACCCTCGTAGACTATGAATAAATTAGCGACCTTTTACAAACTGCATATCCAGCACGAATGCTTCGTTTGCCGCCTGTTCGGCCAAAGTCAATTGGCCTTGGGTACGGCGTGGATTGCAGCACATAAAGCAGCCCGAACGCCCGCAATTAAATGCATTGCGTTTTGCCCACTTATTGGAGGGCTTAATACGGTCAGATGCGTGCGGATAGTTATTCCAATCTTTCACGTGCTTTGCAATCACGCGATTACGATTAGAAATACGCTGCTGTTTCGCCAGTTTATCAAACGACATGATGTAGCCTCTACAGCGATGCCCGCCCCGGTATTGGAACGGGCTATCGTGTGTAGGCTTTAAATGTCTGGACGTTCGTCATTCATAAAACACCTTTTAGATATCGGGGCGAACGTCTTTTGGTGTGGCAATCACGCCAACGCCCGGACCCTGTTTGATACCGAGTTTCTCAGCACGTTCGCGGGCGGCTTTTGCTTTGCGATACATGATCAGAATTTCAGCCATTTTGTGTTCCCTGCTAGATGGATTTTGGATCAAGGATAATATCCCCGATTGCGCTAACATACGACGGATCACCGTAGCCCTGTTTGTAGCCGTCAACGCCCGAACGCCCACCCACATATTCCAGCAACGACAATTCGTAACCGGTAATGTTTTGGCAGCGACGATAAACCAGATTGCCATTAGGCATTTGATACGTTGGTTTGCGCGGGCGAGTGTGCGAACACGGATTGCCAACGCCTTTACCGGCCACATGGCCGCAAACCGAACAGGTATAACGGTTGTACAGCATGCCCATGGAATAGGTATTCAAAACCCGATCCAAAACCAATTGGCAACGCTTAGGATCAAGGGTGCGATCCAGTGCCCCGAGCATTACCAGTTTTTGAATGTTTTTAAACCGGGTTGGGCGCAGGTACGAACCGAGAATCAGACCACGAACCCATTCAGGTTGGTGCTGGTGCTCAACGTACATTGGGCGGCCTTCCCACGTTTTGTATGCGAGCCGTCCGCACGGTTCATTCCACGCAGTGAATTGCTTCAAATCTACCGAATCCCCGTTGGTATTGGGAATCATGGTGATCATTGCAGGAACCGCCACCAGAATATAATCGCTGATATTCTTGGACAAACCGTGGTATTCCGCTGCACGTGGCAACCACACATTCGCTTCCAAGTTTTCAGCTTGATCAGTACCAGAAATCGAAGCACTGATAGGCAATTGCCCGGCTTCGTTTAGGCGTGCACCGTGTAGCTCAGTGGTGATCGGCGTCCCCATATTGAACGCCGTGGCCACATAGTCATTGCCGTAAATGTCTTCGATCATTGCTTGCCCCCGGTGTAGTGATCACGTACCCACTGGCGAGCATCAGCAATTGCCATTTTGTTGGGATTATTCAGAGAAAGTAAACCTTCCTCAGATTGCGCAACGTGGACGTTTGGCTCTTCCTCATTGAATTCGTGGTCGTGATCAAACGGGTCGAATTGCTGATGGTGAAGTTTTGCGGTCCACATTGCAGTTTGTTGTGAACGATTTGCGCTTTCGTCAGGAACGGAGGCAAGGGTTGCAATGCGTTTATCGCCATCGCAAACCCATACCTTGGTGCGTTCAGTCATCGGCAAATGGCGTTCGTCAGGATCGCTCAGAAAAGTGAGCATTTTTCGCCTCCTTAAAGAACAGTGCGGTAATCGAAATCACCGTCAAAATGGATGTAATATCCATCGTCAATACTGCCGAGAGTGGCACGACCTTTCCCGTTGTCGTAGTGGTACGCGACTTGGCCATCGTTTTCGGTGGCACTCACGAAATACCCCATACGACGGAACATTTTTTCTAGGGATGGAACACCGCCCGCGCAGCTGAATGCCATGCCGTTTCCGCATTGACGGAAATCATCACAGTTGGCGAAACGCAGCAGGTATTTCAGGTCTTGGAAATTGTTCACGGTTTCCGAGGCACCTGCAAACATTTCGTCGCGGTGTTCTTGGAAATCGCGCACAGAGTGGTATTTCAGCAGGTCGGTTACATGATCCACGATCAGGCCAATGGTATCTTCGTCCGACATTTCCGGTTCTGCTTCGAAGTCGAAAACCGAATCGGATGCAACTGCCAAATCACCTTGTTGTTCACGTTTTTCACGCGCTTTACGCTGGGCATCTTTGTACATGCGCGTCATGTTGTCGCGAGCGCTAATTGTGTTAATGAAATCCAGTTCCTCTTTGGTCAGGGCTTCACCAGCTTCATGGCGCTTCAGCAAGGATTTATGGCGTTTACGATCAACGTCAGAAACGTTAAATTTGCCCGCTTTGTAATCCTTGTGCAAACGACCGGCTGCGCTTTGGCTCTTCGAATCGTCATCATCGAAGTTTTCGGTGCCCAGTGCTTTGCGTTCGTCGCGGCGTTTCTTCTCACGTGCGGCTTTCAGTTCGTTGATATCATCACGCAGGTTTTTGCCGTGTTTCGAACCGGCCCACATGTTGAACAACGTAACGCCCATCAGCACGCCCAGCGGGGCCGCAGCCATGCCACACGCCATTACACCAGCACCCAGCAGGGCCATGGTTGCAATACCGCCCAAAACGCGGTGCATTGCGTGTTTCTGCGTGGTGCTCAGGTCGTCGGGGTGTTCCTTGCCGCTTACCAGATCACGCGTAGCGGCCAGCCCACGCCCGTACATGTTGGGCAGGCGTTTTGCTTCTTTGCCAACAGTCTTGACGATATCCTGCTTGTTTTTGGTGATATTGTCCGCAGCTTCGCGCAGGTGGCTATCGGTCACATGATCGAGCGCCTGCAACGAAGCCGGGTTAATCACCGCAGTATTCGCCTTGTTGAATTCCGCGATTTCTTTGCGGGTGTTAATGTGTTCAGCACGCTTTTTGCGTTTTTCCTGAATCTGATCCTCGGACATAAAGCGATCACGGCCAACAGGCGCCACCGCTTTAGTTTTCTGCCCGTCTTCCACGTTATCGGGATCGCCTTTGTGCATCAGGAACCGATAGGAGGAATGCGGATAAAGTTTCAGATAACGCTCACGCTGCGATTTGGAGAGTTTGAGGAATTCCCCTTTACTCAGGCGCTTTTGCCATGTCGCCATTTCTTGCACATGGCTGTCATCTTTGAACGCCCACGCTAGAGCAATAATCATAGAAAAGATCCTGAATTGTGCGGTTCAGCACCACAATGTCGTTCGCCACATCGACCGGAATTTCTTGGCCAATGTACATACTTAACAAATTATCACGGTGCTTTGCCGCTTGTTTGAAGTAGCCCAATTGTTGGTAGCAGGCCATCAACATATGGTCTACCCACGGACCCGAATAATACTTGTCCTCGAAAATCATGTCGTATGCAGGACGTTCAAAATCGAGTGCGCTTTTGATTGTTGCAACCGCGTGTTCGTAGCGCTGGTGGCGGAAATAGAATTGCGCCAAATGGCAGTACGGTTCGCGGATGTTGTTGCAGTTTTGTATTGCGTGGCGGAACCACCATTCGACCGTGGAAAACTCTTCAGACATGGCGGCAATGCGCATGCAGCTTTCGGCCCGGAACGGTGCGTATTCT